GACAGGTTTATACACAGCCCCATCCACTGGATATTATTTTTTTCACCTATCAATGCGTTTGTTTAATAGTCCAGCCAGAGTGTTCGAGGCAAGAATGTCTAGACAATTATCAACCACGGCTACAGATTTAATTAGTTGTAAAAGAGAAGATGGCGCTGATAGTAAACAAGATCAACAATCTATGAATGTTACAGGCACATTTTATCTGACTGCTGGACAATATGTGGCTTTTCAGGGTTACATAGAGGAAGACAGTAGTGGAGATAGTAGAATATTATCAGGACACAACGTAACTTTCGTGCATGGACACAGATTTTTATGACCAGTAAGCTTAAAGTAAATTTAATCAATGACGCAGGTGATAATAATCTTATTACATCTGATGGTTCTGGTAGCGTAACTCTTGGCACTGCTTTTCCTGCCGTTGGTAAGGTTGGACAGATTATATATGGCAGCACTACATCCGTTGTTCAATCGACTTCTAATTCTTACATAGATACAGGAATAACAGCTTCTATTACTCCTGTTGCAACGTCTAGTAAAATTTGTATTTTTGTAGGTATTATGGGTTTACAATCTGCAGGAGCTACAAACGCTAGAATGGATTTTAATATTTTAAGAGACTCTACTCAAATAACTTCAAGTGGTGCAAACATGTGGGATCAAAGTGGAAATAACACTCATAGAAATGGAGGTTTTTGTATGAATTTTCAAGACTCGCCATCAAGCACTAGTTCAATAACGTATAAAGTACAATTTAAAGCCGTTGAAGGGACTTGTGATGTTCAAAGAGACGGTAACTCAGGGGCCTCTACAATAATGTTAGTGGAGTTGTTAGCATAATGGCACTTAATACATTACCCGCAGGAGCTTTTGCAGATGATGCAATAACCTCTGATAAAATTAATTTAGCGAATACATTTGCTTTTACCGGAACTGTGACAGGTGCAGCTAAGATTGGTCAAGTGTCAGAAACTACATTTACATTGGATCAAGACATAACGAGCACAAGTTATGTAGAATTAAATACTGCATGTAGAATTGCATTAACACCTGCTACGTCATCATCAAAATTTATTTATCAAGTTCAATTTCCATATATGACAAGTAGTAACAATACTGGTTTTCATATGATTATTTATAGAGATATTGGTGGCGGTGGGTATAGTAGTTCTTCAGGACTAATGGCAACACACACTGGACATGATAGCTCAACAAGTAAATACAGAAGTTTTTCAGGACAATTTTTAGATGCACCATCTACTACAAGTGCTGTGACATACACCCCATACGTAAAAGTAAATCAAAACACTATAAAATTTGGAGACAACGCTATGTATTCGGCAATACTTATGGAGATTTTAGGGTAATGGTCTATTGTATGGCCTACAAAACCGTGATAATTTAAGTCATGCCATCAACATTTTCAGACAGATTAAAACTAGAATTACAAGCATCAGGCGAAAACTCTGGTACATGGGGCGATAAAACCAATAATAATCTTAGTGTCTTAGACGCTTTTGCAGGTGGATATCTATCAAAAAGCGTTGCAGGATCATCTGACGTAACATTAACTACAGCCAACGCATCACCCACAGCAGAATCATCTAATAAGGTTATTGAATTGACTGGAACACTTACTGGTAACATAACAGTTTTTATACCTGCAAAAGAAAATAATTATGTTTTTTTTAACAATACATCAGGTTCACACACACTCACAGTCGCTGCTACAGGACACACTGCAAATGGTGTAGCCGTCACACAAGGCGGTCATGCGCATGTTTATTGTGACGGGTCATCTAATTTCAATGTAGAAAATGTATTTGGTGCTATGGGTACAGTTGCAGCCAAAGCAATAACCATGACTGGCAACGTGGCACTTGGTGATAATAATTATGTTAATTTTGGTGCAGGCACAGATTTACAAATTTATCATAATGGCACCGATAGTATTATTGAAAACAATACGGGTGAGTTAAACATACAAGGTGACAACATTACTATAAGATCAGATGCTGCAACAGAAACATTCTTAACTATGGATGTAAACAATGGTGTGGACATCTTTCACGACAATGTAAAAAAGTTTGAAACAACATCAGCAGGTGCAACGGTAACAGGTGCATTAACCGTAACAACAACTGTGGCTGCTACTAATATTGGTAATATTACAGCTAGAAATCTTATTACTACAACTAGCACATCAGCACCTAGCAGTGGCACTGGAGCCGATGGAGATTTCTATCTAATCCATGATGCATAATGGCTAGTCAATGGTTTGTAAAAGTAAGTGGTGCTTTTAAAGAAGTTAATGAGGCTTTTGTAAAAGTATCTGGATCTTGGAAAGAAATACAAGAAGGTTATATCAAAGTAAGTGGTGCTTGGAAAAAATTCTACCAAGCCTTCGTTGCCACCGCATTTACAACTCAAACATCTAATACGACAGTGACTGTGCCGTCTGGTGCTAACGCCATTCACGTTAGACAAGCGGTTGGAGGTGGAGCAGCAGGTGTTAGTGGTGCAGAATATGATAAGTCAGGTGGTGAGTCAGGAGGCACAGGTGGTGGATCTGGTGCTTACGTAGCAAATCAAGTGTTTACTGTAGCAGAAGGTGAAACAATAACATTCACGATCGGTGCTGGTGGCGCAAACAGTCAATTAGGCTCTTACCCAAACTATAGCGCTGAGAGTGGTGGTAACACTCAATTAGCAGGTTCATCAACAGGGACATTATTTACACTTGGTGGCGGAGTTGGTGGTGGATCATCTGGTGGTTCTTCACCAAATGGTAGCGTAAGAACTAACACAGCCTCATCAGGCGGCACGGTTTCTAATTTAGGAACTGTTCTAACATCTGGAACTTTTAAAGAATCCGATGGATCTACCTCTACTATACCGTCAGCAACAAGTTTAGTAGGCGGAATAATAACATCATACAATCAATCCGGCTCAGGTGTTAATGGTGTGTTAGGCGAAAATTGTGAAACTGATAACTGTAATCAAGCAGGTGGCAATGGTGGTGCATCATATAACGGTGCACAGTCTGGTGGTTCTGGTAATTACGGTAGCGCTGGTGGTGCAGGCACACGAGGCTCAGGAGGCGGTGGAGGTGGTGCTCAACCTCAAACTGGTGGCGGTGATGGTGGCACAGGAGAAATCGTTTACAGGTTTTTACGTGTAACCTAATTTATGTTTCTAGACAATTATTACTACTATTTTCAAAAAGCTTTGACTGAAGAGTTTTGTGACAAAATCATTGAAACAGGTAAATCTAAAATAATCGAAAAAGCAAAAATACTTGATGAGACTTTGAAAGCCAGAGATTCTTCAGTGGCCTGGATGGAAGAAGAGTGGCTATATCAAAACATAGAACCTTTTATACAAGAAGCAAATAAACGTGCAGGTTGGAATTTTGATTGGGTTGGTTCTGAAAAGTGTCAATTTACCATTTATAAAGAAAGTCAATTTTACGACTGGCATCAAGACTCACATAACAAAATGATTGATGGCAACATCAGAAAATTATCTGTGACTGTATCTTTAGAGGATGGTGACGCATATGAGGGCGGTGATTTAGAGTTTGATTTACGTAACAGAGAGGACAGTAAGTCCGTAATTTTATCCGCTAAACAGGCAAGAGAAAAAGGATCTATTATAGTATTTCCTTCTTTTGTATGGCACAGAGTAACACCAGTAACAAAAGGCACACGATACTCTCTAGTGATATGGAGTGTAGGCCCACCATTTAGATAGAAAGGACGATATGTTAAAAGGTGATTTAAAAGACCACGATATAAGATTGTACTTAGGTATGCCTATGTACGGAGGTATGTTAGGAGAGAACACATTACATGGTGTATTAGGTCTTCAAGCATGGACCTCGGCCCAGGGCGTGGGTATGAAAATACAAACAATGGGTAATGAGTCATTAATAACCAGAGCACGTAATACTATCGCTACTATGTTTTTAGATGACCAAAATTATGTTGGCACACACTTATTGTTTATTGATGCAGATATAGGTTTTGTGCCAGAAAATATAGAAAGATTAATTAGGGCTAATAAAGACATTGCTTGCGGTATATATCCACGCAAATGTATTCATTGGAATCAAGTAAGAGACGCAATAAAAAACAATCCTGATATTAGTGATGAGGAGCTATCATATAGATCGCTTGGATATAACTTAAATTTTAAAGACCCTAATAACATACAACTTATCGCCGGTTTTGTTGAAGTTATGGAAGCCGCAACTGGTATGATGCTAATAAAACGTGATGTGCTTAAGAAAATGCAAAAAGCATACCCTGAGCGTAAATACAGATCTGATCAAATAGTAAATGGTCAAAGGTTTAAATCAGACAATTGTTTTGATTTATTTGGTGTTGGTAAGATTGACTGGGATGAAGAAGAACGATATCTAAGTGAGGACTATTATTTTAGTAGATTATGGTCTAAGATAGGCGGTAAGATATGGGCTGATGTGGCTGCACCCTTGACTCATCAAGGTAATATGCACTTCAAAGGCCACGTAGGAACGATATTTAGCAGAGCTGATGACACTAACAAAACTAAAACTTCAACCGGGGATAAACAAACAGACAAGTAATCTTGGCGCATCTGGCACATATACTGATTGTGACAATATCCGATTTAGATACGGTTTACCTGAAAAAATAGGTGGTTGGGACAAAACCACAGCTAATACACTAATAGGTGTTGTAAGAGATCAACATGCTTGGGTTGCGCTTGATGGCACGAGATTAGCGGCCCTCGGCACAGATAAGAAGCTCTACATTTATGCTAATGATTTGCTCTATGATATTACTCCTGTAAGACAGACTAACACTGCAGTTAGTAGTATTTTTACTACCACTAATGGATCAGCTAATGTTACTGTAAATGTCAACGGACATGGTGCTAACGAGGGTGACATAGTCACTTTTTCTGGCACAACAAGTTTATCTGGCACAAGTTTTACAGCAGAAAATTTTGATAGAAGTTTTGAAGTGCAGTCTGTTACAGGCACAAACGCCTTTGTAATACAGCAAGACGCAAATGAATCAACGGGTAGCGTAACGACAGGAACAGCAACTGCAACCTTCGACATAAACTCAGCTCCAGCATCATCTACTTTTGGTTATGGTTGGGGTACATCTACTTGGAATACAGAGACATGGAATACACCTAGATCTTCATCATCTGTGACATTGAATGGTCGTGATTGGTCTATTGATAATTTCGGTGAGTTGATGATTGCAACGGCGCTAGATGGCTCAACATTTCAATGGTCACCTACGTCTGATGGTTTAGCTGGTAAAGCTAGTGCAGTCACAGGTGCACCTACAGCTAGTAAGTTTTCTTTAGTATCTACACCAGATAGACACTTAATATTATTTGGCACAGAAAAAACCATAGGTACGGGTGGTTCACAAGACCCTCTACTATTAAGATTCTCATCACAAGAAGATATTAATACCTACGAACCACGGGCCACGAACACTGCAGGATCGCTACGTATACAAGACGGTTCTACAATTATCGGTGCGGACAAAGCACGTGGTCAAATTTTAGTTTGGACTGACACCTCGCTTCACGGACTACAGTTCATAGGGCCACCATTTACTTTTGGTTTAAATCAGTTAGGTAAAAACTGTGGATTGCTTGGACAACATGCTGCTGTTGTGGTTAGAGATGTATCGTATTGGATGGGTCAAAATGCATTCTTTGTATTTGATGGTACAGTCAAAAAATTGCCATGTAGTGTTGATGATTTTGTTTTTGAAAATATAGATCTTACACAGACAGATCAAATCTTTGCAGGAGTGAATACAGAGTTTGCAGAAATAATTTGGTTCTACGTAACTAACCCTGACAACTTAACTAACCCTCAAATAAATAAGTGTGTTGTTTATAATTACTTAGAACAATCTTGGGCTGTTGGCACACTTAATAGAACAAGCTGGGTAGATAGAGGTGTGTTTTCAAACCCCCTCGCCACAGAATATTTAACTGACTCTGTTGCTAATGCAACACCTACTGTAATAGGATTGTCTAACGGTGTGTCTAAATATTATAGACACGAGTTTGGCACAGACGGTGATGGCTCTGCTATTCAAGCTTTCATACAAAGTGGTGACTTTAACATAGATGAGGGTGGCGAGCAGCTTATGCGTATTGCTAGATTTATTCCAGACTTCAGAGATCAAACAGGTAATGTCAGCGTTACTTTTAGTTTTAAAAACTACCCTTACGGTAATGTAGTAAGTCAAACAGCTACGACAGTGCAAACCACTGACATAAAAAAAGATTTAAGAGGTAGAGGTAGACAAGCAAACTTTAAGGTAGAAAGTAATGTGTCTGGTGGTAATTTTAAAATGGGCACATTTACAATAGATGCTTTCCCCGATGGTGGTAGATAATGGCTAAGATTGCACAAACAAGATTTCCTGATCCACCTGACAATTACGATCCACGTTCTTTTGCTGAGTTAATCAGACAATTAGAGCAATTAATATTACAATTGAACTTTTCTTATCAGCAAGACAATGCTGATGAACAAACGAGAAGGGCGTTTTTCTTTGGATAATGGCAGACGTATTTAAAAGATTTATATCTAATTTAACATCAACAGCTTTAACTACGGTATTTACCGTGCCACAGGCAGATGTATCAGCATCTCCACCGGTGCCTGTATCTACTTTTGTAGTAAAGAGTTTATCTGTACATAATTATCATGCATCAGACAGTATTACTGTGACTATTACACATAATAATGGCTCTGCAGACTTTGAGGTAGATGAAGTTGATGTTAGTGCCACGGACACGACTACAAGACAGGATGTAAAGGTTTTTGAGGCAGGAGATGCATTAAAAGTGACAGCTAACGCAGCAAACAAGGCTATGGTCACAGTATCACTGCTTGAAATTAAACAACAACAATAGTACAAATAGAGGGTAATATGAGCACAATTGTAGAGGAACCAAAGATCATAGGGTACAAAGACA